GAATTTGGCGTCCCTACGGGGATTCGAACCCCGGTTACCGCCGTGAAAGGGGGCTTGCCCACTTTCACTTTATTTTTGTAAACTTTTGTAATCTTGCGTTAATTGTGGCAGCACGTTTAAACATTCGTGTAAATTTTCAGGTGCTAAATGTGCGTAACGCTGGGTTATTCTCACATCTGAATGTCCTAAAAGTTGTGAAACATGATAAAGCGGAATGCCTTGTTTTATCAAAAAACTAGCAAATGTATGTCTTAAATCATGTATTCGTACATGTCCAATTTCCGCACGATTGACCGCACATTTAAAGCCTTTATAAAAACTTTGAAATCTATTGTCTGTTTTCTCATTATAAAAAACGAATTTCTTGTGACGTTTAAGTCGTAGTAAGGCGTAAATCGAAACATCATTTAAAGGTTTAAAGACCGTTTTCTTATTTTTTGATAGTGAATTTCTGATGATGAAGTATCTTTCATTAATGAACACATTATCCCAAGTCAGTGACAACAACTCTCCAGATCGGCAACCTGTATTCAGTAAAAGCAGAATATAATCATGTAAAGTGAAATTGCCGTACTTTTTTGATGCAGCAAGTAGCTGTGAACATTCAGCAGCATTTAAAAAACGTGGAATAAAATCTTGTTCAAATAATTTAAAGCCATTAAATACATTTTTAAAATTAACATCATGTTTATGCTTTAAGTAATAGTTAAATGCTGATTTTATTAAATGCAATTCTCTATTAATTGTTGAATTTTTAACTCCCATTAATTGTCTATAAGAACAATATTCATGGACTGTTTCTATATCAATATTTTCAAATTGATAGAACCATTCAAGATTTTTAAATTTTTCAAGATATTCATGTTTTGACTGAAATAAGCCATTCACTGCATAAAAGTCTAATATGTTTTTAATATTCATAAGTCACCTTGTTTTCATCACAGTCATGGAATTTTCGGAATACTCCGAAAATTCATCGTATGCAGTACAAGGTCAAAAATAGTAGGTATTCAGAGAGGGCATTGCTCAAATATTCCGTGACGATAGCTCGTAGACACTCGCTTAAGCCGTGCAGACGCACGGTTAATGTTAGAGGGCAGGGGCGTGATTGTTGCAGATCGACAAATTCGCTTTGTTAGCTCATTTGTGAGCAGCTTTGCTGCTCAAATCAAGATTCAATTATTTAATTATGATCATCTGGATCATACTGAAGCTCAGTTACAATTAGAGCGAATAAAATAGCGATTATTAGAACAAGGGTTAAAGCTGCTATACCACGAGATACATAGATAGAATCAATAAAATAATCAATGTAATCAACATAAGTCAAAAACCAGTTGAATAAAAATATACATATATACTTTAAGCAAAACAGAGCGATAGGGAGTAATGCTAGAAATATAATTACATGGACAAGAAATTTTTTAACTGCTTTCATAGTGCATTTGCTCCAGTAATGTTATTTTGCAATCTTGGTTCAACATAGTTATTTGCTTGTTGCTGATCGTGCAAATATGAGAGATATAGCTCATATTCTTGAGCGGTCATTTTGGCATTATCTTTCGTAGTATTTTGTTGACTATAAAGCGAACTACTTGCCGAATTACTGTTTTGATTAGATAGTCCATTTTGTTGTCCTTGTTGAACAAAATAGTTGAATGGTCGATCACCAGACATGATTTTTTTGCAATCAGATTGAGATACTTTTAAGCGTGTACCTTGTTGTGTATATCCAGTAAAGCTACCATCACGATTAGTCATACAACCAGACAGCACAGGTTTTGCAGTCACATCGTAATGTACAGAATCTTGTATTTGATCAGTATCAAATGGTTTATTCGGGTTATAAGAAACTACAGTTGCCTGACCAGAAGAATTACTTACAGAACCTTTATTTTTAGATAAGTCATTGAACCATTGGACACATTCGGGCTTTTCTACATTAACCGCCTTACGACATTCCTGATCTGCATTAAATTGCTGATCAGTTTTAGTTGGATTAGAGGAGCTAGGCTGTGATTGATTTGCCGTTACTGGCTTTCCATTTAAACCATTTGATACTTGATCATAAATCACGTTGTCACGTGTCACGAAATAGCCGAATAGGCAAGCCATGACAATCACGAAAGCACCGATGAAATAGACAAATCTGGGAATACGTTTCTGTGATGTATCAATCGTGGTCGATTTATACAATGTAAAAATACGATCAGCAGGTTTAAATGATGTCTTAGATTCACAGTTAATCTTATTGATTAATGCATTCGGGTTATCACGTGCAGATCCATACTGATAAACCTTACATGTCCAACCGAAAGGGCGAGTCAAATGATAATGAGCCGTGAATAACTCTTTCATGACTGGATGCAAATATCGTGTTGCTTGAGTAATGATATAAAAGTCAAATCCACGATGACGATGTATCGTAAGATGCATAATCATTTCATCTTCGGACTTTTTATTTTTATAAGGCTCGACAAGCTGTATTTCGTCAATAACAATAATCGAACCGTCTGGGGCATCACGCCAGTCATAAATTAAAGGGCGTGAATAGGGGATTTTACATGCTTTGATATTTGTATAAATAGTACGAACTGGCTGTAAAAACTGAAAATCTTGTTTTCCATATTGGTCATTAATACGATCTACAATTTCGTTGTAAATTGTGGTTTTCTTAAAATAATCATCAGGGCGTAAATCTTCAAAATCTTCATTTAAGAAATCAAAGTAATCATCTGAAAGCATATCAATTTGTGTTTTGCGGTCAGAGCCAGAGCCAACCTCATAGATATGTAATTGAAATTCATCTTTGAATTTCTCAAATAATGACTTGTTATGTTCAAAAATGATCTTATTTTTGCGCACATTAATAAAGTTAGCTTTCTCAATGAGATCAAGCTTATTAACGACAAATGCAGTTTTTTGAGAGCCTGGCGTACCAGTGACTAAATATAACATTTTTACTCCTACGCGCGGGCTTGGTCGGGCGTCGAAGCTCCTACTCCCGCGCCCGCGCTATGTCGTCATTTTTTCTTTAGTAGATGTAATGGAGAGGCTTGTTTATAGTGCTTTGCGACAATCGCACCCAAGACCAATGAAAAATAAATGTGCAAGCCAGTGACACCAAGCATTTGTAAAAGCACAGCAGGCAATTGATTCACTGAATTTTGAAAATGATTAATCATGGTATTAATGATTGCCAAAGCAATACCAGCCGTACCCAGTGTTACGCCTGCACCTTCCAATACGTTCTTTAAAAAGCCTTTTTGTACGCTTGCAAGTAATGTCGATAAGCTAGCCATCTTGACGTACTCCCGCGACTATATAGAGCGCATGTAATGAGCCAAGAGCAACAACAATCGGATATACAAAAGTTGATATCGCTTGACACCACATTGTAAAGTCGAATGAAAAATCTAAGGTTCCACCGTTCCATTGGAATGTAAGCGGGATTTTTGCAGGACAAGAAGTTGAAAAGTTAATTGATGAATCTGGCTCTGTTTCTGTATTTTGATCAATATCTAATTCGTTATCTGTTTCTTCTGGTTCAGACTTAAAATAATCAACAGCATCGTCATAAGCGACTTTAATATTCTCAGCCCACTCAACAGGTTTTGTTATAACAACTTTAGCAGCTTGACAAACACTAGGTGCCCAATCGCAAAAAATTGGAAAATCTAACGATATATCAGTAGGCGTTGAAGTGGTGGGTGAACTTGCAGGATTTTCAGCCGTATTTTCTTTAGGTACAGCCTCACCCTTAGCAGTCTGATCAGTAGGGATTGACTGTGTATTTTCCAGTTGCTGAACAATGGGACGTGCTTTTGTATTGTCTGTTTCAGCTTCAGCAACTATTGTGTCAGCAGCAGCTCTAACAACTGTTTGAGCATCTGCATTTCCAGACGCTGCGTTCGAAATAACTTGTTGTGCTACTGTTGATAACGGTAATGTTTTCTTTGTATCAGCATCAGGATTGTAAGCAGGATTAGGTTTTGAAATAATATCAAATCTAGTTCCTTTTCCGTTATCATCAACACAGTAAATGTTAGAGGAATTATAGATAACTATAAAATCTTTACGATCAACACCGTTTGATTTAAGAATAGCTTCATATTTTGAACAAGATGAGGACGGAGATGTTGAAGAAGTTTCTTGTACTGAAGAAGTGATGTAAATTAAAGGTGAATTGTCAGGATTTGGTTCTTTATAAACAATTTGATTATTAGCAGGATCAAGGACCCAATCTACAGCACCGAGCAATTGTTCAACAGCAACAGATAAAGCAACACCACCGACACCTTTACCAAGCAATTTGGCAACATCAGTAGCAGCAGGTGTAATTTTTGCAGTACCAGTCGCAATTTTTTTTGCACCGTTTAAGATAACTTCTTTAGAGCCATTGTAGATAACAGATGCACCTTGACTGACACCACCACCTAGTATCCAACCGCCAAGACCCGCAGCACGAGCAGCATTAAATGGCATCATATGTATGCTAAACATCAATAATATTGTCAGATATGTTTTATAACGACCCATGTGACCACCATTATAGAAATCGGTAAAATCCAATAAAAAATTGAAGCTTCTGGCATACATCACCCCAAAATAAGTTAGCCCCCGTAGGGGCTAAGGTTTAGGCAGCGTTAGCACCTTTGTTAAGTTTTCGATAACCGATAATCATTGCTGTAAGTGTTGCAGCAGCAACCAAGATCGAAACAATGATTGTTCCCGCAGAGCCTAATTGACCAGTAATTGCAGTACCTACAGCAGTTAAATCAGTACCCTCAGCGTGTGCTGAATTGGCAAGGATTAGACCCGTAGTTGCAGCAGTACCAGCAGCTAGACGACCACGAAACTTTTGAAACCAAGTTTTTTGATGAACTTGTTGAGCGATTGGTGTTACATTTGAATAAGCCATGACATTTCTCCTATGTTATTGTTTAGGCTAGTTTTGCAGCTTTCATAATGAAGCTGTAAGCGATCAGAAGACCGCATATCTTCGCAATCTCTTTTGAAATCGCGATAGAATCGGCTTGAGTAATTGATAAACCACCAAAGATTTGAGCAATACTCAAAGGAACATAGTCCGTGCATGTTTTTACGTTATTTACAATTTCAATAGCGGAACAAACGTACACGTCCATTTTTAAAAACCTTGTTTTAATCGTGATTTTTGTTCACGTTTTAAAAATTGATACTGATCATTTGTGTAATAACGACCCTGATAAAAGTACAAATACTCAAAATCATCTTTACGTTCTTGACGCCCATTAAGATTGGCAAACTTAATTCGTTTTGGTCGTCGATATAAATCTGAAAGACGATCAAGGCGTGTCATTAAATCGGAGAAGAAAAAGACACCCGTCATAATTCCTAAAATAAACACGGCAATAAATGCAGGATTAAGACCATTAAGTAATTCAATAACGAATTGATCTTGTGTCATTTTCAGCGCTCACATTTAGACATATGGAACGGCAAATATTGATAATGAAAGTACGAGCCACATTTCGGGCATTCGGCTTGGTTATCACCGTTCATAAATACATATTTCATTTGCCGTTCCTTAAAATAGCCTAAGCAGATTTTTGAGCCTGAACAGGCGTAATGTTGTGGATGATCGTAGTTTGACGACTACCAGTCGTCACAATTTCCATGTCTACTTTTGCATTGAACGGAAATTGCAGATGCTCAATTTTTTTAATGTTTTCCGCAGTACCCCATTTGTACTCTACGGTTGCAGCACCAACACCAGATTGATCGGCTAGATCGGTCATGATGAATACTTTGGTAAAGTTATGCTGAACGCCCTCAATTGCGTTGTTATAGAACTTTGCGCCAGTGATTACAGATTCAGTTGTAAATTTCATGTTGTTTTCCTTTTATAGCCTTGTTTTAGAACCTTATCCCTATGCAGGCACGACAGAGGGGGGCATGGATTGTGAATAATCTACGGTTAAGGGTTTTAACCGTTTTGGATACTGTTCCTTTTTCTCAGGATCAGGCATAAGTAGGTCAAGGACGTGTGAATCATCGTCATAGAAGTCACGAAACGCCTTGAGATACTTTGAAAATTGATGTTTGGTAATGTCGATCGCCTTTTGCCATGTTATTTCTGATTTTTGGCGTAAGACTTCGAACTTGACTGGGGTACGTTGTGCATCAAAGATATGGAAGCACTTGTAAGCAGCTAAAAAATGCACAGTAGGGTTAAGTAGGGCATCCAAAGGGATGAAAATATCCTTAGCTTTGTACTCGACCTCTACACGTGTCCAGAGGCTATCTTTATCGCCTAGCTGTTTGCCTTTCTCATAGATACGACAGTATTTTGATGATTCACGTTTGCCAATATATGCAGTACGACCAGAACCGTCAGGACGCTTCCAATTTCCTGCAGTTTGAAATGAGGGAGGACGACCCCCCATCTGGAAACCGCCCAACGTGTCTTGAAGATCAGCCCAATCAGGAGATACAAGCGCACCGTCTAAGTCATCAAATGCATAGTCAATACGTGTGATCTTTGGACGATCAGCGTACATCATAAGCCATGCATGTAAGTCTTCTTCCCAACCGTACTTACCTTGTACACAGCCTTGCCCCGATATAGAGAGCATGATTGTGTCGTTTTGACCGCCAATACAGATTAGTCCGCAATCATCTTGTAGAGCGTATGATTCATCATAGAAGTTTTTGCCGTTTTGAAGCTTTTTCTCTACACCGAAACCAAATATGTCTCTTATTAAGGCATCGAATGCATAGACATAATCACTATTTGATGCAAGGTCGACCATTTCTTTAACTTTGCGAACGTCTTTGAACGTGGACTTATGAATCGTGATATGTAACCAGTCGATTACCGCGCATTCATTAGCAGCAGGTCTACGAATTAATACTTGTTTTGGTCCATCATCGGTCAGTACGATTTGAGCTTCGACAACAGGGTAGTCTTTATAGAACTTTCCAAACGTATCTTCGTACTCGCGTCGTAGTGTGGTGACCTTTTCCCCCGTATTACTAACGGGGGCAACCGCATCGTATAACGCTCCCCACAGCCCGAATGTGGGGAAAGTATTAAGTGCTTGAAATTTCTTAGATTGTGCAGACAAATGTTGATTAAATTGTTTCTTTGTCTTCACTGGTAAATCATTAAACGGCAAATCGTAATCTTTAGTAGCCATGACAATCGTCCCCCATGTCACGCAACATCTGGATGCATTCTTGATTATGTTTGTCCAGATCGTCAGAAAGCGCAGATATAACCGCAGACGTACATTCAGCAGTAACGACCATATCTTCGATGTAATAGAGAAGCGCAACTTCATTTGAACAAGGGTTACCGCCTTGCAGATAGTTCACGCCTTTAGCATGAATGTCCCTTGCTATGTTTTCGAACATTTTTATTTGCGCTTCATTCATTTAGAATGCTCCCAATAACTTAGAAAAAAGTGGGGCTTTAAAAATGTCGACAATAATTGTCTTATTCATAATTGTTGCTGTAGTACTTGTTGTTTTAGGAAACTTGAAAAAGCAAGGTGGTGGTAATAGCAAAGAGCGGAACCCAATTAAAGGAAAACGCATTTTGACTATGAATGAACAACCAACATTTTTTAGGTTAAGAGAGGCACTTCCCGAACACATTGTTCTGGCACAAGTCGCTTTCAGCGCCTTTATGACAGCAAAAGGATTTCCAACACGTAATTTATTCAACCGTAAAGTTGCAGATTTTGTAGTGTTGGATAAATCACTCAACATTGTTGCTATCGTTGAGTTAGACGATTCATCACATAAAGGTAATGAAAATAAAGACTCGGATCGGGATGCATTGGTAGCAGAAGCTGGATATCGAGTGATTCGATATAAAAGAACACCAGACTTTGCACAAGTACAAAAAGACTTTGGCATTGTGACCATAGCTGCACCAACCCCTGTTGAACCTGTACCAGTTGAAGAAAAAACAAAACTGGTATCAGACGCTTTTATTGTTCAAACCGAATCAAGTGATGAAACAAAATCGCCTTGATTTATTGTTGTTATGGATTTACCGTTCATAGATATTAATTACAGAAATCGGTAATTACCAATTTCTGTAATCTATTCTCAAAATATGTAATTTTCAAGAGGTGAGAAAATGCTTGTCGAACTTGTAGATCGAGCAAAATGGAAAGCAGGGAGTCAAAAAGAGCTAGCAAAAATGCTAGGAATTGCTACGACAAGATTGTCTGAAATTAAACACGGAACAAGAAAGCCAGAACCAGCAATAATTTTACAACTTGCTGTAATTGCTGAATTAAATCCAGCAGAAACACTGTTCCAGATAATGGAAAAGCTCGACACCGATAATGCCGAGCTTTGGAGAATTTGGCGTCCCTACGGGGATTCGAACCCCGGTTACCGCCGTGAAAGGG